CCATATCTCTTTCGAGTTCGTCGTAGGTTTTTCCAACACTGTTATGATGTACATATAAATTTGTAAGCATCTTTTTCATCGAAGTAATTTCTTTGTATTGTATTTCAATGTCGCTTTGCATTCCACGTGCGCCACCGCTGGGTTGATGGATCATTGTCCTGCTATGTGGTAATACACTACGATGACCTTTAGCACCCGATTGTGCTAAGAAGCTACCCATTGAACAAGCTTGTCCCATTACAATAGTATGTACATCATTTTTTACAAATTGCATAGTATCATAAATTGCCATACCTGATGTAATAACACCTCCAGGACTATTAATCATTAGTGTAATTGGCTTTTTATTGTTTGATGATTCTAAAAATAATAATTGTGCTACAATTAAGTTAGCCATGCCATCTTCGACTTGGCCATTTAACATAACAATACGATCTTTCATTAGACGACTATAAATGTCGTATGATCGTTCGCCGCGTGATTCTTGTTCTACTACCATAGGTACTAATGGCATTTTATTCTCCTATTTCTTCTAGTTCGTAATATTCCATTACTTCATTTGTTTGAGATTTAGCTATCGCTTCGGCTTTCTTCCAATCAGCTTCTTCTAAGTTAAATTCAATTATTTTATCAATCCTAACGTCCTCAACTTCGGGCCATCCTAATGATTGAAGTGCATATGTTACAGTCTGTCCAGCATTGTCGAGTATTCCTCGACGAATACATATCATTACTTTATATCGTGTTACCAAGTTACAGTTCTTTTTGCTGGCATTTGAAATAAAGCAGTAACACCATCGGTTGCTTGCGTTCTAGCAAAAATACACCAGCCAAACCAACCTTTGTCTTCAATATCTTTCTTAATAATTTCAATTTCCGTAAACTCACGAAAGCTTGTTCCAGTAGTCCAAACATCGTCAACAATAAGAACAGGATCTTTATCGTGTCCTGAAACATAATGACTCAATGCATTTTGTAATTTTACACCGCCTCTGGGAATACCAACTACTTTAGAAAATTGTCGAGTTTCAATTTCAGAAATCATTTTAGCAAAACATTCCCATTCTGCATCTGAAATTGCGTCACACTCAATCTTCCACGTTAGGTCTAATCCAGCATGTGACTTAAAATTACACTGCTGAAATAAATCAATTTTTGGTTCGTCGAGTACAGATATATTTAATTTGTCATAATAAGATTCTAAACCCATGTATCTTTCCTTTCATCCACTTACATATGTTGTGCCATTATTAAATTTAGCATAAAAATTTTTTTGTTCGTGTATTCTACCTAGTACTTCTTGTATCTCATGCATCTCTGCTCTAAGTTGTTCTGAAGTTTCTCCCTGAGCAATAGCTAATCCTCTTCTACCTGCTTTTGCTCTTAGAGCCTGTTCGATTATTTCAATATCTCTAATTGATAAATTAAAAGTTGTATTTGGTTTTACCATTTTAAAAAACTCATTTAGTGAACGCCTTCTGAATATATTACAGGTATAGCAAGAAAGAGCATGCCAAATATTAGTGCAATCATAAGAATGACAGGAAATTGAGATAGCAAAGGTTTATGAAAGTCAAAAAGTCTGATATACTCGTGTACTCTGTATGCTACAATTTTATTTTTAATCTTCTTCATATTGAATCTATCTCCTCCCATGTTCTAATAAAAAAACTACTACCTAGTTTATCAATCTCTGCTTGAGGATAACCCTCGGAAACTAACCAACTAATCATATTGAAATCGTTTTCTAGTAAATAATATTCTTCATGCACAGGCTTAGGAAATCCATACTTCCAACCACTTGGCGGATCAACCATCAGTGTCATTGATTAGTACTCCTATACATGGTACAACTATTGACATTTTACAGTATTTAGGATAATCATCATAGCTCATAACAATCATCATTGGTATGCCGATCATAATGAAAGCTATAATAGCTATAGCTTTTCCTAAATCTTTTGTTGTACAGTAATTATGTTCGTTGCTCATAAGTGTTCCTTTATATCACTTTTAGAATTATTGTGTCAGAATTAAATCTACCATTAAGTTTTGTATCTGTTGTTGGTATGTTTTCTATAAACTTTCTTAGTGCAACTTTACCTGCAGTCTTAAACTCTCGTAATTGATCAGCTGGTTTACGTAGTGTTTTTTGAATACTTTTCTTTTCATCAAAAAATTGTAATGTAGTTCCTTTAACCTGTAGTGTAGTATGTTCTTGTGCTATATATTTTCCTAACTTTCGAGTTTTAATATTAAACACCCACAACTCACTTGCTCCGATAATTCCTGCAGGATTTATACTAGCAACTTTATACTTCTCGTCAGCTTTAAGATACTTGAGCTTTTCAACTAACTTGTCTGCACTTTTAGGCTTTGCTTTACGCGGCTTGCGTGTTGCTTTTGCACTTTCAATAATAAAGTCAAGTGCTGCGAGCAGTTCATTAATTGCAATAGTATAATTTTTAATGTCGCCTTTTTTAAGATGACTATATCCTTCTTTAAGTTGAAGCCATTGATCAGCAGTATGCTCATCCATCTTTTTTAGTTTACCTGGAGTAGGATACTTTGCTAAGTCTTCAAAGTCAATTAGCTCGTCTTGATAAAACTTACGCATCTTACGTGCATGTGCTTGTGTTACTCCTTTTGTTAAGAAGTGTCCTTTAAAGTCAAATCCTTTAGGATCAAAGTTTTTTTTGTTTGTAACGAATCCATCAAGCCATGTGTCAATGTCTTCAACATAACTTTGTGCCTGTTCGTATATACGTTCTTGTATGCTTGGTTTGTGTAAAGTTTTTACAACAGCTTGTTCATCTTTTTTCTCTTTTTGAACGAGCTTTCCTTGCTCAACTAGTGCGTTAATTCTTTTGGGCAATCCGTCGATATACGACTCGTGTACTAGTTCAACATGATCATTCATTATCAGCCATGCAGCAGTTGCCCAACTACTATTCATACCAATTTTGTAATCAGGTAATCGATTTATAGCAACCAGTGCTTCTTTGGGCCAATGCATCTTAATGTATTCTTTTACAGTATTTCCCCATTCACGACTTTCAACTTCGTAGTGAACATACTGCTGGCAACGGATCCAATCTTGTTTAACTGGCATTGCTGCCATTCCAGTTGTTCGTCGTGATGCACGAACTGTTTTCTTTTTACGAGTTGCTTTGGCCATAATTTAGATCCTCTGTGTGTTTAACTTAATACTACTATATAGTCATACATCTATTTTGTCAACCATGTTCTTTGGATAACCTATACTTACAATAGTAATCCCATGCTTCCCACATACCGTATGCAAGCAATGGGCCAATGTACGGAACAAAAAATAGATTAAGAAGTACCCATGCCCATATTACTATAATTACTGTATCATAAATTCTTATCATTAGATCTTCTCGCCTGGTTCGAATCCTCTAAATGTTTTAAATCGAGGAAATCGTAAACTATAAGTTTCATCTTGATTTTGTGTTACAGCGTCGGCACGAACTTCAACCAACTGGCCAATAAGATCATTACGGCTAGACCAAAATACGGATCTGTTATCATCCGTAAAGCCGCTGCCAACATTAACCCTAATGTCTTTCCCGTCATCCGTGCCACTGCAAACAACAGCGCCGAGTTTTCCTTTGTTTCGTCCTGTGCCTTCTTCAACTTCAATTACCTCCAGCGTTACTTCAATAAATGGTTTTGCTTTAAGCCAAGAATGTGTACGCTTACATTCATATGGTGCATCGATATCCTTGATCATAACTCCTTCATAGCCACCGTCTACGGCTGCTTTATTTAACTGTACAAAGCGTTCTTGCCCTTCTGGTGTATCCAAGTCAACGTCTTCCCAATCAAGTGCTTGTACATGCGCCAATTGTTCTGCATTATCACGTACCCAATGCGATGTATAAAGACTACGAGTTGATTGAGGCTTATCCCATGTGCCTTCTTTAAATTTATCTAGTGGAAGCATATCAAATAAGTGTAGTACAGCATCAGTAGATTGCTTACCATCTTTACGATGTAGTTGCTTCATAAGGTCTTGGAAGTCTGCACTCATTACTTCGCCATCCAAAACTAAATCATATGGAGCCGGGTTAACTGCTAGTACTGCTTCAATTTCTGTAATAATATGTCCAAAGTTATGGAACTGTTTTCCGTTACGGCTAAACATTTCTACTTTATTACCACGTACAATAGTAATAACACGTACACCGTCAAGCTTAATTTCAATTTGTTTTTTGCCCGACATTTTCTTTTCATGCTTAGCCGAATCATGTGCTAACGAACAAGTAAATGTTGGAATTGTATATTGTGGAAACTGCTTGGCTACTTTGTTTACAGTCTTTTCGCTTGTGCCACACCGCAAGTCTTTGATTAAGATTCGTCGATAAAACATATTCCATTGCTCAGTAGTAGCAATATTCATTGTTAATTCAATAGCATCTCGTGCAGCATGTCCTGTAAGTTCTCTTGCAATAAGTTTATTAGCTAGTTCTAAAAACACTGGCCATGCAAGCCCTTGGCCATTTACTGTTGCCTCTGGAACCTGTTTAACACCATATGTTACAAGCGGGTCGAGTGCCATTTGTACACCTTCAAAAAACTCATCTAGCCCTTGGGTCATTGCATCTTCAATAATAGCTTCCTTAGCAAGACGTGAATTATCTGCTTCAAGCCTACGGATAATTTCGTGCGGTTGTGTTCTCATAACATTTCCTTAATTAAAGATTTCAAAACCTTCGTCAATTAGATCTCGATATTTTTGTTCTGCTTCGGCGTCTTCGTCAAACTCCATCGAAAATTGCCATTCAATATCTTCCCAAAAATCAAAAAGAGTTTTAGGATCTTTTTTTGATCCAGTAATAGAAACACTACATAACCCTTTTTGTAGTATAATCATCTTTTTATTCATATCAATATCTTCTTTGTTGTTTGCGTTATATGTAACTTACTACATAATAATATAGAAGTCAAGAAGTTTTTGGTGGGCGATCCAGGAATCGAACCTGGCGTGCGTCTCCGCGGAGGATTTACAATCCCCTGTCACACCTTGTAACATATCGCCCATATTTGGCACCGGTCTAGAGATTCGAACTCTATAAGCCTAAGCATTGGTTTTGGAGACCAACCTACCTCTCCAACTGTAGCGGACCGGCATAAATTCATAAAAAAGCCTCTAATAAAATTAATTACTAGAGGCTGCTTAAAATAACTTTTTAAAAAGTCACGTCAAGACATACCCCTTAATAGCGGCCA